TATGTATCCCTATTCCGGTCCGTTCGTATCTACCTTGATAATCTTATTAAAATACAATAAACAGCCCTGTGTCGTTTGCTCAACAAAGGGTTTCGCGGGTTCTTTTCTCTGTTTCTTAGTGGGTGCCCGATGTGCGTACCCGGTCACTCTCTCTTCTTCAATAATCTTCCACACTTTTTCCAACTGTTGAATATTATTTTTAAACCAATTGCGGTCGCGGGATACAAGAACGCAGCTGATCACGTCCAACCTCCAGTAAATAAATTTCAAAAAGGTATAATTATATTGAGACGATTCATATTTACTCAGTTCAGTTTCTTCCCATTCACGTATCTCCTCGGGGGTAACAATATCGAGCGGCTTATAACTATAAAATGGAGTGCCCTCTGTCGTATTAAAATACAAAATGATGCCCTTTCTCTTGTTGTCCGCTGATAGTAGTATCTCGCGTTCACCATCCTCCTTCACCTTTGTATCTGTTCGAAATGACAATTCGTCTGGATACTCAGTGAACTTGGTTTCCAAGAAATCGCACTCGTCAAGGTCGCATACTTCCATTTGAAGCTGCATTTGTGTCCAATATTCCTTCTTGGGAATGCCGTTGATCTCACGACTAACAACATTTTTAATTTCCAGCATTCGCCCGAATCGGTCAGAGTCATGGTTAACAACAATGCCGTCGGGGGATGCTCCCACAAACGAGTAACGCGGATGTTGAATGCAGCCGAAGTCCTCAACGGTCGTATTATAAATGTGCTCGTACACCATGACTGTTACCGGCTCGTATTTCTGCCCCCAATGCATGGGAGAGTTTACATTAATCATTTTGACTTCCTCATCAAGTTCATCGTCGGTGGACTTTAACGGCTGGCATTTTTCATAGATTAGCTGATTAATACTGGATTGTGTCTCAAATGCCTTCCATGCGTTGCTGGCGGTAATTAGATTCCACCGAAACTGATACCACTCGGGGGTTCGCTGAACTGGCTGGGGGATATCACGTAGCCTCTGTATTTTCTTTTCAATATCACATATTTCTTCGTCTGTAATTTCATACCCGGCAGATTCTGTATTTAGATCATTTAATTTATCGGGGTAAAACGTGGATAAAAAAATAGTCAGAGCATCGTCAAGAATATCGTCCATATCATCTTCAATATCGTCACCACTATTGCTGTCATTAATATAGTCTTCCAGTTGAATATATAAAATGTCCTTCGTTTCTTCTAATAGGACATCACGAAAGTCTGGGTCAAAAATAGATTGCGGGTGCAGTTCTACATATTCGCTCATTAATTGCAATGCGGTTTCAACAAACTCCGCCGCATAATCATCTGTAAATATGGTAGGTTCATCTTCAAATATTAACGAGTCTATACTATCGGATAGATCTTCTAATTCAGAAATTAACATACTGGTATATTACTATATATAGTAGTTTAAATGTTTTTAATATAATTGGCCAATTATATTAAACACAAAACACCCACAAAGGGTCATCGGTATTATTTTTCATCTGGTTCTGCGGACGGGGTCTTGCCGCTTGATAAGGCAGATTTACCGCGAGGTGTCACAGGCCCCTTTTTCGGCGCAAGAGATTTTAATGTAGAAACCCGCTTATCAATGTTTTTTAATGTAAAATGTCGTGTTGATTTATTGTAAGCGAGAGCAGGGACGTCCTTAATTAATCCGGCAACCTTGTCGTAAATAACGTCTTTAACTCGCGACAACCGTTTCTTATCCAAACTATCCTTTAAAAATGCAGTAAGGTGTTTCGCCTCATCCTCATCTAAACTATTCGTCTTACTATAGTTTTCAACATACTCGCCCAGTTTTTTGATTTTACTTGTCTTGTTTAATTTGCACCACGGTTCATTTCCATTATTCGTCTTTTCCGCCTCAAGAAATTTTTCAAGATTGGACATATCATTAGAAGGTTTTGTTTCATTCGTGGGGACACCATTTAATAACATTGTTTTGTATTTAATATTTTTAAGCTCATGACATTCGTCGACGGTGACGGGTAATTCCTCCATGGTATTTATATAGTAATATGTGGAGTTGAGTTTAACCTATTTTCGCAAAATATATATTTATTGGAAAGGTTTATATCAGTTTAGTGTCCAAATATATTATATCCCATACCATATATGGAAGATAACTCAAAAACGATAAGTATATCAGGTATACATAACAAACGCCAAATCAAGAATTTAAATAGCGAACCAGGTGCAACAAAAATAGCGAAAAAACGCGTGCAATCCGAAAAATGGAGCTTTTCAAATGAGAACTTTGAATATGCAACCCAACTGCACATGATTAAAAGTATCGCGAATAACGGGTTTCAGCATGGAGATGATGATGTATCAAAAATTGCAATTCAAGAGATAAATAAAAAGATATCCGGATATAAACAACAAGATAGGATAAAGAATCGATACGATGAAACCCAATTTTTAACTCTGGAGTCTGTCATCGTTCAAATGGTAGAATGCGAGTTAAAGTGTCGATATTGCAGGGGCGAAATGAATGTCATCTACGACATTTCAAGAGAAAGTCGCCAATGGTCAGTAGACCGGATTAACAATGATTTGGGGCATAATTTAACAAATTTCCATCTGGCGTGCCTGGAATGTAATCTAAAGCGGCGGCGAAGAACAGACGAAAAATTCTTATTTACAAAACAGCTAAATATTATAAAGAAAATGCAATAAGTTAGATTGTTAATAATATAAAATACGGTTTATGTATATTATTAAGATGGAATGGAAATGGACTAAAGGCGAGCCATATGAAAGATCAAGGCGTTTAAAACATGTCCAAGAATTAGAGAATAAACAGTTTAGCAAAGATATGGACTCCGCTGCATATACGTCCGCGCTAAATCATGATGAAAATACGTGGGACATATTAAACCAAACACATGCCGCAGCTGGATCCGGATTTAAGGTCTCAAACAAACGGGAAGAATTAGATACCAAAATTGCTGGAAGGGATATGGTTCAGCAAATAGGATTCAATCCATTTTTGGGCGAGAGCAGTTACGTCAACGATATTTCAATACGAGACCAATTTTTAAAACCAGTTAACACGACACAGGGAGAGAATCGGGCGACCGCAAAACACTCTTAGATCGTCATTAGATGCGCCGCATTAGATGAGGGATTTAGAGCACATGGTGTACATCAATCGGTTAACAAAATATGCGATAAATAAGTTAAATGCGATTAAGGTACCGCCCTGAACAAACTTGTAGTTCATGATCTTGTAGTTCTTAACAATAAAGTACAAATCTGCGAGCAATGTAAATACCAAGATTACGAAGAAGAGCATAGACAAGATGAGAAAGTAAACACACGATTGCTTGCTCAAAGGTCCGAAAAACATAGCCATAAGGTCCTGCATTTTATATAATAGTATTAGTTTTTATTTTTGCGAAATAAATAGTATTTTAAGCAAACGACTTAAATAAAAATCAAACATTTTACATAATGAGTGCGGTTGCAAATTATACTACGCAAAATGAATTATTACTAAATAACCTGTTGGAGTTCTACAAAACGGATAATCGCCTTAGTAGAATGCTAAAGATTATTACCGGCGAGTCAAAAATCTCCTTGCGGATTGTGGATTGGTTCGCTACCAATTATGCCAAGAAATATTACACATTATATACAACCGAAGACTCAAATGGTCACATGATCCGATTCAAGGTTTACTTTGATTACAAACTTAAGTTGAAGGCGTATTCTAAGAAGAGATTTGACCCCTTTTGTCGTTGGGATAGAATAAGTGTCCCCTACAAAAATGGCACGTGTATTGAAACTACCATTGGGCAGCTGAATTTCTTCAAGTGGGCCATTGAGAATAAGGTCATAGAGTACATTGAAGAGAATTATGATACGATTGAGAAGGACATGAATAGCCGCAACAGCACGTCAAAAAGAAAGGACAGTATCACCGAAAACTCAAAAACCCGCAAGAAGAGAGAAGAGTTGTCCATTTCTGCTACAAAAAGCATTAAGAAGGAGGAGGTTGAGATCGTTGTTCAGTTTCATTAAGGATGAACTCGATGTTGATATAGAATTTTGATATACAAACATATATAATTTTGAAAAAACATTATATGTGTAATATATGTTGTGTGAATACAAGAACATGCTTGGCAAGGTCGGAGAGGGCGCACATTCCATTCGAGTATTCAATATCGCGATTGTAGACGTTTTACTAACTATAATTGGGGCTTATATTATTCATCTACTTGTGCCAGGCTATCACTTTTCCAGTATTTTATTGATATTGTTTGCGGCAGGGATCGTGTTACATCGGATATTTTGTGTGAGAACTACGGTTGATAAACTATTGTTTAGGTAGGCATGACATTTGGTATAATTATTTTTAAATATACGTGAGGTATATATTTAAAAATTAAGTAACTGATATAGTATGGGAAATTCTCAATCAATTCAAAAAATTAATTATGAAGATATTCAATATGTAATCAAAAATGCAGAAGTAAACACATTAATCAACACTCTAACTGAGTCTGAGCAGGGGTGTCTGATTCCAAATACAGTTAACATTCATAAAGAGGCCGAACTCATTAATTCGTTCATCAGAACAAATCATAAGGGTGTAAAAATAATCGTTTATGGTCGGAATTGTAACGACGAAACAGTATATGACAAATATAAGCAGCTCGTTTCGCTGGGGTTCTATAATGTATATATTTATACGGGCGGACTATTTGAATGGCTCATGTTGCAGGATATATATGGTGCCGCTGAGTTCCCGACAACAAAAAAGGAGCTGGACATTTTAAAGTACAAGCCCCGTCAAACATTAAATATGCAGTTATTAGAGTATTAGGATATTAGAGTATTAAGCGGCGCCATTTGGCTTATAATCCCTTACCGCAATATTAGAGAGCTCATCCGCCCGCTTATTAAAATTTCTTAATATGTGCTCGTAGTGTACTTTAACAAACCCCTTTTCTAATGCCTTTGCTATGTCATATAGATCAAGTAGGTTTGGAGAATTACACTTATATTTTCCGGTCATTTGATTGATAACGAGAAGACTATCTCCTTGGACATGAAGTTCTTTTATATTCATTTCCAATGCCTTTTGCAGCCCCAATATAAGCCCGGAATACTCGGCGCGATTGTTGGTTGCATTTACCCCCACAAAGATCCCACTACCCCATAACTCGTCATTGTCATGATAGATGGCTGCTCCGGCTCCACACAACCCTGGATTTCCCTTGCTACATCCATCAAAGTTCATTCTAAACGCAATTTTGGAATAGGGTTTAGGCGGTTCGTCCTGAATAGCGCATTTAATTTGGGGCAGCATGGTCAATATATTATAAGTGAATGTCGTGCAAAATTTCTCCTCATTTTTATTTAAAATACAACAACATGCAAGAAGATACAATACTGTACAACAAATATCTTAAATATATTTTATGTAGACTAATATAAAGAGAATGCTCCCCCTGCTATTATTACTGGCGTTATTTTCAACTGTCGCATTTGCTGACACTGAATGTCCTGCGGTGACCACTATTGCTGACAGACGCAGTGATAAGACCAAACTACGTATTGTTCAATATAATGTGGAATGGCTTTTTATAGATTACTACAGTGAAATGAATTGTCCTGGCGAAGGGTGCACTTGGAAGAATGAGACAGAGGCCCAAACCCACATGAATACTGTTGTGAAAAGAGTCCAGGCGCTGAATCCGGATATTATTAATTTTTGCGAAATAGAGGGATGTGACGAGCTCAACATGTTAAAGGCTCAACTCGGTCCATCCTATATGCCGTACTTAAAAAAAGGCACTGATAGTAGCACGGGGCAAAATGTCGGGATGTTGACACGTGTAGACCCGTCAAAAAGCCTATACCGGACAGAGGACCGGTATAATTATCCTATTCCTGGGTCAAAGTGCGGCTATACAGGCCCACCAAGTTCATCTGGCGTTAGTAAACATTATATTACGGAATTTGAGTTTGGCGGGATGAATATTGCCTTCATTGCGGCCCATCTTGTGGCCATTCCGACCGAGGCATCCAGATGTGCGCAGCGGGAGGCACAGGCATCAGTTCTACAAACCGTCATCACGAATTACATCCAGAACGACTACGAAATAATTATGCTTGGCGACTTTAATGACTTTGACGCAGAGGTATCCGATTTAAACAGCGATAAACCCACGTCAATGGTGTTGGATATTTTGAAGGGGTATAAAGGTGAACATGCAGGCAAATACGAGCTTTACAGTATTGCCGAAACCATTCCGCAAAGCAGCAGATACAGTGATTGGTGGGATTCGGACAACAATTGCGGCACATCGTCTAACAACGACTATTCAATGATAGACCACATTTTGGTTACGGACGCGATAAGGAAAAATATTGGCGATACTTTTATTTATCATGAATACAAAGAATATTGTGGTACATATGATTCCGACCATTTCCCGGTTGTGTTGGATATATATACACGCTAAATGTAATCACAGCATTCTATCTCATAATTATTATTATTTAGCGTAATGCGAAATGGTTTACCGCAGCCGTATATTACACCCTGATTAGCGTAGTCATCACACTCCTCCTTTGAAGCGTGGGGGTGCACTTGTTTGCCGGTGTTTTTGAAGACGCCGTGACGAAATATGCCACAATTTAATTGTGAAATTATTATAAATTCATTGCAATGCGGACACAGGAGTACCGGTTGGTCTTTTAGTACGGACGACATATAATAAATATAGTGGGTACTATTTATTATATTATTTATAATATCATTATTCTCTCTTATTTAACTGCGTCACCCTTTTTAATAAAATAAGTTGCGTTCATACCGCACAATACCTTCATATTTCTACAATGCCTGGCAGGTTCATATTTAATTAGTCCTGAAACCAGATCCTTGGCACCAAATTTTGTACATTCTTGCTGTAAACGTTTTATATTAGAACTGTCTATTAGCTTGCGCTGCCTGTAATACACACAGTCGGCGCACGCAGGTAAAGTCAAATATTTAATGCTGTTAAGTAGCGGGCTTGCTCTCATTGTACTGTATTACACAGTCGTTTTTATATAATAATATGCAAAATGCATCAATCTAACATTTTTATATGAATAAAAAAACATAACCATTTGTTGGTTGTGTTTTTATTTGGTTTCAATTTGTTTTTGATTCATTTGTTTTTGATTCATTTGTTTTTGATTCATTTGTTTCGTTTTATTATTTTACAGATTACGCCTAAGAAGATGTACTTTGAGCGCCGATAAACATGCTAATATCATAAACCCAGTCGTCTAATTGTGCTTTATTCTCGTAGATATCAATATTGCCGTCCAATATTATTTGATTGCCGCAAACACATTCTTTCGCGGATAGGTCCAACATGTTATCGTGATATTGCGAACACTTATCCAAGTAATCCAACGGAATATTCCCCTCGCCATCTCTTGAGCGTTTGCCAATTCGGGCATAGCAATTTTCAGGCGCGGTCTTTACATAAATTACCTTGTGAACCGGAAATTCGCCGGAAAATGTGTCAAACCAGTTCAAATATATTTGATAATTTACATGTTCAATTTTGCCGCTATCATAAAGCATCTTTGCAAATACCAACTTGTCCGTATACAAGCTTCTTTCTGTTATCAAAATGGTTCTCTTTTGCGAGTCACTAATATTTTTAAGCGCGTCTCGCAATACCTTTAATCTGGAAACATATGCCATCATTTGGAATGCAAACGAATATTTCTCCTGATCCGCATAAAACTTTTCTAAAATTGTCACACCATTTTCGTCTGTAATTTTCTCCCATTCATCGACTGGTTCCTTCAAGAATACAATATTTGCATCGTCTGCATATGTCTCGCGCAACTTTGCCAATAGCGTTGACTTCCCTGAGCCAATATTTCCTTCAATAGAAACAATCGTATATGCGTTGTTAGACATCCTTGCGATTATACATAATACTTCCATTTTATTTATATTCTTTCAACTCAATTTTAAAAAAAATTGAAATTAAAATAAACTTAAAGATACATGCATAAATTATAGTAATCGCATCACAAATGGATTTGAAGCAACGAAAACTCAACAAGTCAGAATGGGAATCCATCGAGGTTCCAGTTTCGCCGCAAGAAATAGAAATTTTAAAACTAATCATTAGTGGTTATCATAATGTAAATATTAGGGTAAACAATAAAAATTCTATCTTTACGTTCTTAAAGCTAGAATATTCAGAAAAAATGGAGGATTATCTGTATAATAATTATTTGCGTGAGCGCGGTGACAAAATTGAGGCCGAGTTGAAGAAGATATTCAAGGAATACAAGCCAATGAAAAGCGATACAGATGTTAAATTAAACTCGGGGCAAAAAATTCGGTTAGAAAGATATGATGAAAATTCGTTGAAGCAAAATGACTTATATGAATATGTCCTGTTAAGTCATATAGAAAATATAATTTTCAACAAAAAGGAAAACAAGATTAAATTATTCCACTTTCACTATTTCACTCTGTACAAATTAATGCGAAATAGTATTGCACGCGTGAATCGCCACATTACAGAGCTTGCAAGTCGCGTGTTAATCGTATTAGAACGGGAAACCTCTCTGTTGACCCTCATTGAGAATGGTGTGGAATTAATTGAAAAAAATGAGAGTCTATTAAAATATAACGATTTGTTGTTGTACGAGCACCAGAAGGAAATATTTACGGTGTGTAAAAATCCGACCCCCAAGTTGGTTTTGTATATGGCGCCAACCGGAACAGGTAAGACGCTCACGCCTATTGCACTATCTGAACAGAAGAGGATTATATTCGTTTGTGCTGCAAGACATGTAGGATTAGCGCTGGCGCGAGCTGCCATTTCCGTCAATAAAAAGGTGGCATTCGCGTTTGGATGTGCCAGCGCAGATGATATCCGTTTGCATTATTTCGCAGCAAAAGAGTACACTATAAACAGACGCACTGGTGGTATCGGAAAGGTTGACAATAGCGTTGGTGGTGAGGTAGAAATAATGATTTGCGATATTAAATCTTACTTACCGGCCATGTATTATATGCTCGCGTTCTTCAAAGCGGATGATATTATCATGTATTGGGATGAACCCACCATTACGCTTGACTACGAGGAGCACGAATTCCACGCGACCATTCGGAAAAACTGGAAGAAAAATTGTATCCCCAACGTTGTGCTGTCATCGGCAACTTTACCAAAACATGGCGACCTCACAGAAACGCTGCCGGATTTCCTGGCTAAATTTCGTGGGGCCGAGATCTGTAATATTGTCAGTCATGACTGTAAGAAGTCTATTCCTATAATCAACAAAGACGGTCTTGTTATGCTGCCGCATTATTTGCACGAGGAGTACGACAAAATTATGAAGGTAGCGCAACATTGCGGCGAATATATGACGCTTCTGCGGTACTTTGATTTGAAGGGAGTAGTAGAATTTATTACATACGTTAACGCTAATGGGTTTGGTAACTCAAAGACTCGGTTAGAGCGACATTTTGAGACGCTGGATGATATAAACATGAAGAACATAAAGATGTACTATATTACTCTTCTGCAGAATATTACATCGGACAAGTGGCCGCAAATATATGCTCATTTCAAGGAAACCAGGTGTCCGCGTATTTTGGAAAATGCTGGCATAGATGCAAAGGGGAACAAGATTGCAAAGGCGCACAGTTTCGGACCAACTCAGGGTTCCGCAATCGGGGCTCGTGGAGGAGAACCAATTACGCGATTGGCAAGTGAACAAATGCCGCGCGTCAAGCCTATTGTACCGCCTCAAGCGGGTACTTCCGGTGTATATGTTACTACAAAGGACGCGTATAGCTTAACGGACGGCCCCACCATCTTCATATCTAATGACGTTGAGAAAATTGCCAAGTTTTGCGTACAGCAGGCAAATATTCCTGCTCTTGTTTTAGATGATATCATGAAGAAGATTGACTATAATAACGTTATCAATGAAAAACTACATGCGTTAGAATCTGAAGTAGAAACTATCAAAGAGAATGCAGATAAGCGCGTCAAGAATGAAGTGTCGGGGTTTAGTGGTGGGCACAAAGTAACCGGCAGAAGTAAATCAAACAAAGACCCAAAGAAGCTGAGCAAGGACATTCCGGCCGAATATGAAAATAAGGGGGCGCTGTCAAAGTTGACTGAACAGATTAATGGCTACAGGGCTCTGATTAGATCTGCAAGCTTGAATGACACCTTTATTCCGAATAGAAAAATGCATCTGGACAAATGGGCGGCCGGGATTGATACAAAGGGTGCATTTACGAGTAATATTGATGAACAAACTGTGTGCGATATCATGGCGCTCAATGGTGTAGACAATGCGTGGAAAATTCTCTTGTTGATGGGGATTGGCGTGTTTATTAACCACGATAATATTACGTATACGGAGATTATGAAGCGGCTCGCGGATGAGCAAAAGCTCTACATGATTATTGCGTCAAGCGATTACATTTATGGCACGAATTATCAGTTCTGTCACGGGTTTTTGAGTAAGGACCTGAATCTTACACAGGAGAAGATCATTCAGGCAATGGGGCGAATTGGGAGAAACAATATACAGCAAACTTATACAGTGCGGTTTCGCGACGACGAACAGATTATGAAACTGTTTACTTCGGAAACAGAGAAGCCGGAAATTATAAATATGAATCGGCTATTTAATACGCACAAGGTTATTTGGCGCGACGACAAGTATGTAGAAATTGAGGATGATGTAGAGGATGATGGGAACATTAACCAGGACTCGGACGAAGAAGATGAGTTTGCACCGTATAGTAGGGAGGAGTAAAAAATAAATGTACAAATATGTACAAATATGTACAAATATGTACAAATATGTAATCTAATTTTTTATTCAATTATTGCCGACCACAACATAATATTACGATAAACGAAATTTTCTAATATAAAATGATGTGGATTTATGTCTGTTTCCATAAAACTCGCGGAGTGTCCAGTCCGATTCCTCCAGCGCCGGAGCAAGTTCGGCATCATGGCCATAAATATTATCAAATTGGCCAGTTTCTACAATCGCAATACCCTCGTCATAATTCAAATCAAAATCGGCTGGAGCTCGTTGTAAAATCTCGCGAATAAAGTCTCTGATGGATAGGTCTGATTTAAAGGTATAATTTTTAGTTCTTGTCGTATAAACAAGCTTGAATCTAAACGTGTAAGTCTCTTCGGAATGGTTCATTTTCTAAATTGTATAAGGTGAGTTGATTTGCTTTGGATAAGGTAAGCATTCGCATTTCAATTTTTTATATAATATAATACAAATCCATTTGTATATTATATTGGCACCTAAATCCACTTCATTTTGCTTCCAATACGACAAAAAAAGAAGTTGTTGTATAAAATGTTATTATC